AACACCTACACGTCCCTCAAGACCTACACGTAGACCAACTCGTAGAAGTCCTTTGCTAGGTATTAGACGTAGTCTGAGAAATAGGAGAGGTAGAAGATAATGGCGTTTAGACTTTCACAAAGATCCTTAGATAAACTAGATGGAGTCCACCCAGAGATGGTGGCCACAGTGCAAAAAGCTATCGAGCTTACTGATGTGGACTTCGGGGTAACCTATGGTGTACGTACTTTGGAAGCTCAGAAGGAATTAGTAGCATCTGGTAGATCCCAGACTATGAAATCTAAACATTTGGTTCAAGGTGATGGATATTCCCATGCTGTAGACCTTGTAGCTTACTTTGGTTCTAATGTTTCTTGGGAATTAAATGTCTACGATAATATTTGTGATGCTATGGCTGAAGCGGCTAGGCAGATTGGGTGTGCAATCAAGTGGGGAGCAGCCTGGTCAGAGGGAGATATCAGAACCTATCCAGGAACAGCAGAAGATGCTATGAATGCCTACATTGACCTGAGACGTTCTCAAGGACGTAGACCCTTCATTGATGCACCACACTTCGAATTGATGAGCTAATGCGTTGGTTGGTCCTGACCCTATTATTATCTAGTTGCGGATTAACTTCCCTACTACCATTTGGTGGATCTGGCGGGCCTACAGTAAACAGTAATGCACAGATAGGTAAAGAGAATCGTCAATCGGTCGTATCTGTAGAGCAGACAACTTCAGCTGGCAGAGATGTAGTTCAAACTACAAAAGAAGTAGAGACTGGTACAGTGGAAAACCTAGATATCACTAATACAAACATCCCACCGTGGGTAATACTACTACTAATCTTAGGTTGGTTATTACCAACTCCAACAGAGATAGGTAGATCTATTACGGACTTTATCCTTAGATTATTTGGACGTAAAGATAATCCTAAATACGACAGATTTAAATAAAGGAGTAGGGGTAAATAGCAAACGTCCTGTGTTCCCCCTAATTATTATATGAGCATACCTGAACGAGTAAAGAACAAGATGAAAGATGTTGGCCTTAAAGGAGTCAACAAACCGCAACGTCTAAACGATAGTAGTGGTAAGTCTCACCATGTTATGGCCTCTGAAGGTGGTAAGTACAAGTATATCAAGTTTGGTCAGAAAGGTGTTAAAACCAATCAGACTGCAGGACAACGAGAGGCGTTTAAGTCTCGCCACGCAAAGAATATTAAAAAGGGTAAAATGTCTGCAGCATACTGGGCTGATAAAGTAAAGTGGTCTCCCTCTAAAACTAAATCCTCTTCTACGAAGTGGAAGAAAGGTTCGTAATGTGGATCGGAATACTCCTAGTCTGCTTTGACCCTATGGCCCTGTCTTGTAAGATTATCGCAAAACCTGAACCCTTTTACACTGAACAAGTTTGCCTAGAGGAAGCAGAACAAATAGCTGCCAATATAAGAGCAGGAGGTGCTTATGCTACACCACACTGCCACAAAGTCGAAGGGGGCAATACCTAATGGCCGTCAAAAAGAAATCAACAGTAAATGCTGCAGGTAATTATACCAAACCGACTATGCGTAAGAACCTCGTTGCAAAAGTCAAAGCGGGTTCAAAAGGTGGCAAACCTGGACAATGGTCTGCGAGAAAAGCCCAGATGGTTGCCAAGCAATACAAAGCAAAAGGCGGGGGCTATAAATCATGAAGGCTCCCCAGAAGTCATTAAAGAGATGGACAAAGCAGAAGTGGCGCACAAAGAGTGGCAAGCCTAGTGCTAAGACTGGAGAACGGTACTTACCCGAGGCTGCAATCAAATCTTTGTCGTCTGCAGAGTATGCAGCTACCACTAAAGCAAAACGTGAAGGTACAAAGGCTGGCAAACAGTTTGTAAAACAGCCGAAGAGTGTAGCAAAGAAAACAGCAAAATTTAGAGCAGCAGAGGGTGGTATGGCTAAAGGTAAAACTAAATGTCCTAAGTGTAAGGGCGCAGGGTGTTCACACTGCGGCGGCAAAGGTTATCATACAGGAATGAATAAGGGTGGAGATATGGGTAAAAAACCTATGAATGAAGGAATGAAAGCTTTGAAAAAAGCAGCACCAGCAGTGGCCAAAAAGATGGGTTATATGCATGGTGGTATGAGTAAGAAAAAAGGTTATGCAGCGGGTGGCTTAACTAAGTCTACTGGCAAAATGAGTACTGGTATTAGAGGGTGTGGAGATAAGTAATGGCTAAAGAATATAAAACAATCGCAGCTGCACAAAAAGCTGGATCAATGTATTTCACTGGTAAAGACGGTAAGAAAAAACTTGCTGTCACCAAAGAACAATTAGATGCTTGGAAGAAGAAGAATAAAGGTAAGTACAAAGGTTCAGCACTTACTGCTTGGGCTAATGCCAAGGGTAAAGATATCAAAGGTGGGCGTGATTCTTCTCCACGTCCTAAGCTACGCCCAGGTTCAGAGTCTGCAGGTCCAGGAATGGGTGTGATGACTAAGGCTGAAAAAGATGAAGTAGCTGCGGCTAATAAAAGAACTCAAGAGGCTAGAGAAGAAAAAGCTGGTACAAAGAAACGTACATCTGCAGGTCAAAAGTTTAATGCTTGGTACGAAAAGAATGGTGACAAGTACAGCACTATGAAAGAAGCTATGGAAGCTTACCAAGGAACACTTAAGTCAGGAATGTCTTATGGCGGTATGACCAAAAAGAAAAAGACAGGTATGTCCTACGGCGGTATGGCTAAGAAAAAGATGGGTATGAATAAAGGTGGCATGGCTAACTGCGGTGCTTCTATGAAACCTAACAGGATGTCTAGAAAATGAAGCTAGAAGGTAATAAGGTTGTAGATCACATTGGTACTGTTCTTGCTGAAAAGATCAGAGGAGAGTGGCATACTAAAGACAACGCTGTCCTCCAGTTTATTATGGCCACAGAAGTGCAGGACTCAGAGCCTGTAGCTGAAGAAGAGTACGAACTAGAAATGGTTCGTGCTCGTGATGAAAAGGGTCACTTTATTGCTGATGATCCTAACACTCCTGAAGTCAATGAGGCTTGGGTAGTTAAGACAATTAAGAAGGTAGTTAAGAAGTAATGTCCTTTGTTCAACAGGGTAGACCAGCACGTATTAAATCTGTGTATGGTCACAACACAGGTACAACTACAGAAGACGTTTATGTTTGCCCTGCTAATTGTGTAGCAGAGGTTACCTTCATTCACGTTGTAAATGGTGGTTCTTCTACCAACAGTATCGAGGTGGAGTGGTATGTAGATGCTGACAGCTACACCTCTCACTTCTTAAAAGGTAAAAGTATTAACGCCAGTGACTATGTAAGCTTTAACCAAATTGACTTAGTTCTGCAACCTGGAGATAAGATTCAAGTAACTCCAACTTCTGCAGGACACATTGATACAATCGTTACTGTAACTGAAACGTTTAGCAATATAGGATTCTAGAAATGCATAACGGACTTGCATTTTTAACAGTAGTGTAGTATAACTATATGTATATAACTAGTCTCTGTAAGCTGCAATGCAGCAATTTATGGAGACAACAATGAGAAAATTTTTTGAAAGACTAATCGAAGCACGTCAACGTCAGGCTAATCAACGTATTGCAGAGATGCACCTGTGGAGAATGTCAGACCGTGAACTAAATGATTTAGGTATCGGACGTGGTGATATCAAAAGAGTAGTACACGAAGGTGTGAAGTGAGTTCTTTGGGAGGAGACTCGTGGACCCAGTTACCATAATTAGTGGGGCCACAGTCGCCTTCAACGCACTTAAAAAAGGTTTTGCTATTGGCAAAGACCTGCAGGACATGTCAAGCCAGCTAACACAGTGGGCTGGCCACATGTCTGATCTAGGTCAAGCTGAGAAGCAAGTAAAGAATCCTCCTTGGTGGAAAACACTAGGTGGTTCTGTAGAAGCCGAAGCTATGGAAGTGTTTGCAGCTAAACGTAAAGCTGAACAAATGCGGAAAGAGCTTAAGGACTACATTAGCTTTACTATGGGTCCATCTGCTTGGGATGAGCTTGTAGCTACAGAAGCTAAGATAAGAAAACAAAAGAAAGAGCAAGAATACCGTAAAGCTGAGATGCAAGAAGCGATAATTACTTGGACAGTTACAAGTTTGCTTTTAGCAATAGGTTTTGGTACTCTAGGCTTTATAATCTATATGGTGGCATAATGGCTAGAAACTTAACAGAAAAACAACAGAAGTTCCTTGATGTACTTTTTGAGGAAGCTGGGGGCAACCTAGTCACAGCTAAAAAGCTGGCTGGGTATGCTGATGCTGTTACTTCTAGACAGGTAGCAGAACCACTTACAGAAGAAATTGCGGCACTGACAAAGAAGTTTATTGCTTCGTCTGCGACGAAAGCTGCATACTCTATGTTTGAAGTTATGAACAACCCAACAGACCTAGGAAATAAAGAAAAAATGGCAGCTGCAAAAGATGTCCTAGACCGTAGTGGATTTACAAAGACAGAGAAAGTAGAAGTCTCTGCTGCAAGCCCACTGTTTATTCTGCCACAGAAATCGGATGAAGACGAATAAAACTTGGACGTTACCTAAGCCAGACTTTGTGGATGGTGAGTATGTCTGGAAACCTGTGGTAAGATTGGGTAGCCATGTACCATTTGGCTATAGACAAGACACAGATGATCGTGATATACTATTACCAATTCCAGAGGAACTAGAACTGTTTGAACTGGCTAAGAAACACCTTAAACGATATAGCTACAGAGAAGTAGCTGCTTGGCTCAGTACACAATCTGGAAGATACATTTCCCATGTAGGTTTATACAAGAGAGTCAAACTTGAGCGAAAACGTAAGACAGAAGCTGCAACTCAACGCTACCTTGCCCAGCGTTACAAAGAAGCCCTCGAAAAAGCGGAGAGGCTCGAAGGTAGACTCCTCGGTCAAAAAGAGTATACCAGCTCAACCGAAGCCTGAAGAGTTAGACTTTGAGCAAGTTGCACAAGAAGTAATCTTTGAGCCGAACCCTGGTCCTCAGACTAAGTTCTTGGCTGCAACTGAACAGGAGGTTCTTTATGGAGGTGCTGCTGGTGGAGGTAAATCCTATGCAATGGTTGCCGACCCTGTACGCTACTTGGGGAACCCAAATGCGAGAATGCTTCTTGTGCGCCGTAGCACAGAGGAACTTAGAGAACTTATATCAGTAAGTAAACAACTCTATCCAAAAGCTATTCCTGGAATTAAGTTTATGGAAAGAGATAAGACTTGGGTAGCTCCATCAGGTGCTACATTGTGGATGTCATATCTTGATAGAGATGATGATGTTATGAGATACCAAGGTCAAGCTTTTAACTGGATTGGCTTTGACGAACTTACACAATGGCCTACACCATATGCTTGGAACTACATGAGATCACGTCTCCGTACTACTAGGGCATCTGGTTTGCCACTGTATATGAGAGCAACAAGCAACCCAGGTGGCCCTGGGCATCAGTGGGTAAAGAGAACATTCATCGACCCTCAGACTCCAGACAAGTCGTTCCATGCTACTGATGACAACGGAGATGTGATAACGTGGCCGAAGGGTCACAGTCGAGAGGGTGAGCCACTGTTCAAACGGAAGTTTATTCCAGCCACCCTCTTTGACAACCCTTACCTTTCGGATGACGGACTCTATGAAGCCAACCTATTATCTCTGCCTGAGCATCAACGAAGACAGTTGCTTGAAGGTGACTGGGACATTAACGAAGGAGCAGCTTTCCCAGAGTTTAACCGAAGTATCCACGTTATTGACCCATACGACATACCAAGTAACTGGATACGTTTTAGAGCTTGCGACTATGGTTACGGTTCCTACACTGGGGTTCTTTGGTTTACTGTAGTTCCTGGATCAGAGCAGTTGGTCATCTACAGGGAGCTGTATGTATCTAAGGTTACAGCTACAGACTTAGCTGATATGATCTTAGAGATTGAAGATGAGGCCAACGAAAAGATACGGTATGGAGTTCTTGACTCTTCTTTGTGGCATAATCGTGGTGATACTGGCCCTAGCCTTGCTGAACAGATGATTCTAAAAGGTTGTAGATGGAGACCCTCAGACAGATCAAAAGGTTCTCGTGTCGCAGGTAAGAACGAAATACACAGACGATTACAGGTTGATGAGTTTACAGAAGAACCTAGAATGGTTTTCTTTAGTACCTGCACCCAGAGTATAGCACAGATTCCTAGTCTACCTCTGGATAAAAATAATCCAGAAGATGTAGACACACATGCAGAAGATCACTTGTATGATGCATTACGTTATGGTATAATGACAAGACCAAGAAGTAATATATTTGACTTTGATCCCTCTGCCCAGCGCACTGGTTTTCAGGCATCAGATCCCACTTTTGGATATTAAGGATAAAACATGGAAGAAGATTTTGAAGATATGATCATGGATATGAAAGAGTCCTCTGCTGTAGAAGATGTAGCAGAAGAGGACTACTCTGATCCAGTTGTAGGTCAGATTATCCAGTTTGTAAAAGAGAAGTTTAGTAAAGCTGAAACTGCTCGTCAACTTGACGAAGAACGTTGGATTCAAGCTTACCGTAACTATCGTGGACTGTATGGACCTGATGTTCAATTTACTTCTACAGAAAAGTCTCGTGTCTTTGTTAAAGTTACTAAGACTAAAACACTGGCTGCATACGGTCAGATTGCTGACGTATTGTTTGGTGGCAATAAATTTCCTCTTAGCATCGACCCAACTAAACTTCCTGACGGTATTGAAGAAGTTGCAAACTTTGAAACTAATCCTGACATCCGTAAAGCTGTAGACGACAGTCTAACTAAACTGCTTCCTGGTGAAACTTATCCAGAGTTTCAACAACGTCTTGGTGTCTTGTCAGGTTCTATGGAAGCTATTGCAGACGATATCAAACCTGGCACTAACGGAAGCCCTTCAGCTGTACACATCCACCCTGCAGAAGTTGCAGCTAAGAAAATGGAAAAGAAGATCCATGATCAGCTAGAAGAGTCTCACGCAAAGAAACATCTACGTGCTGCAGCATTTGAGTGTGCTTTGTTTGGTACTGGTGTTATGAAGGGTCCGTTTGCTGTAGACAAAGAGTATCCTAACTGGGATGATGAAGGTGAATACTCACCTACAATCAAAACAATTCCACAAACTACATCTGTCTCTATCTGGAACTTCTATCCAGATCCTGATGCAGTTACTATGGAAGAAGCAGAATATGCTATTGAAAGACACAAGATGTCTCGTTCTCAAGTACGTGCTCTAAAGAATCGTCCGTACTTCCGTCCCAATGCTATTGACAATGTTATCCGTCTTGGTGAAGACTACCGCAAAGAGTGGTGGGAACATATCATGGAGGACAACTCGGAAGAAGATAGAGCTGATCGTTTTGAAGTTCTAGAGTTCTGGGGTTTTGTAGGTAGAGAGGTTATTGAGGATCAGGGAGTAGACATCCCTAAAGAATTAGAAGATGCAGAACAACTAAGTGTAAACATCTGGGTTGCTAACGGTCAAGTACTACGTCTGGTAATGAATCCGTTTACTCCAGCTTACATTCCCTACTTTGCTGCACCTTATGAAATGAATCCATACAGCATCTTCGGTGTAGGTATTGCTGAAAACATGGATGACACCCAAACACTTATGAATGGCTTTATGCGCATGGCAGTAGACAATGCTGCACTATCTGGTAATTTGCTTATCGAGGTAGACGAGACTAATCTCGTCCCAGGGCAAGACCTCTCCGTGTATCCAGGCAAAGTGTTTAGGAGACAGGGAGGGGCACCTGGTCAAGCCATCTTCGGCACTAAGTTCCCTAACGTATCTAACGAGAACATGCAGATGTTTGACAAAGCGAGAGTACTAGCAGATGAATCAACAGGCTTCCCTTCCTTCGCACATGGTCAGACAGGCGTATCAGGGGTTGGTCGTACTGCCTCTGGTATTTCTATGCTTATGTCTGCTGCCAACGGCAGTATACGGAATGTAGTAAAAAACATTGATGACTATCTGCTAGCACCACTGGGTAAAGCATTCTTCAATTTTAACATGCAGTTTGATTACGATAAGGAAATCAAAGGCGATCTAGAAGTTAAAGCTCGTGGCACAGAAAGCTTGATGGCTAATGAAGTACGTAGCCAACGCTTGATGCAATTCATGCAGGTTGTAGCTAATCCAGCACTTGCACCATTTGCCAGAATGGACTATATTGTTCGTGAGATTGCTAAGTCAATGGATCTTGATCCCGATAAGGTTGGCAACAACATGGCAGAAGCTGCAGCTCAAGCAGAAATCCTCAAGCAATTCCAAGCAGAGAACCCACCACCAGCTCCACCAGCAGGTGCTCCACAACCAGGAGGCCCACAGAACGCTCCTGCGGGGGCACAGGTACAGGATACCCAAGGTAGTGGGGGTGGCACTATAGGAACTGGAACAGCGCCTCAGCCAGGAGAACAGGGCTTCTCAGGCAACACTGGTGATCAGCAGATGCAATGAAACTCGTAGTGAATAATACTTTGAAACCTTTTGTAAACAATCCAGAATTGTACAACTCTTTTTTGGAAGAGATTGGACTTAGAATAGACAAAGTACACAAACGCCTTGAGCAGATTACAGATGTAGAAGAACTGTATCGTGCTCAAGGTGAGATACGTGTGCTTAGATCCTTATTACTTCTTAGGGAACATGTGAATGGCTAGAAGAGATACATCCCCCAGACCAGTACTTAGACCAGAGGGATTTGGCGTAGCAGAACAAACTGAAAGAATGCTTCAGCCTGAAGGAGACCTTGTAACCCCTACAGAGGTTTTAAAGACTGGTATTACCGAAGAGGTAATGGATAAAGCTCAAGAGTATGTAGACAACCCCCCACCTCCTACACAACAAAGCCCCGTACAAAAAGCTATAGATAAATCTCTAATAGGTGGTGCAGAAGAAGACTACGAAGTAAAAGTTAGTAAGGTTACCCCAGAGGGCCGTGGTGCTATCAGAGGTATGATTTCAAGAGTTCTAGGTAAAGAGTTCGATGGTGACCTAGATGCATTCTACTACTGTACAACCTTTGTTTCCGACATGCTAGACAGCATTGGTGCTGATCCTTTAAATCCAGGTGCAAAACCAGAATCAGAAGCGAGGTATGGTAGGGTAAGAGCTGACGCTTATATGAAGTATGGTACTCCTGTTGATATAGAAGATATTCAAGAGGGTGACATTGTTATCTTTGACTTCCCTAAACTACCTGATGGAACTCTAACTCTAGACCCAACACGGGGTAAACGAAATGGACGTGGTGACCATGCAACATTCTATGCAGGAGATCGTCTTGATGTCAACAAACCTGGAAGCAACTACATTGGAGTTCTAGGTGGTGAGCAAGGCGGTGGTGCTGCTATA